ATCGGCGCGTTTATGAATGCTGGGATGCTGATAGGAGGAGCTAAACTATTTCAAACGTTGGGTAACAAAACACCGGACCCCGGTTTTGATAACTCTAGAGCCTCTATGGAAACACTGATAGGAGGAAATAACGCTAATGGAGGGTTGGCTAAAGTAATGGGCGGCGAGTATGTAATGAGCCCTCAAGCAGTCCGTACTCATGGCGTAGGCTTCATGACAGAGCTTAACCGTGGTAACGTTCCCGGTTATGCTGCAGGAGGTTTAGTTGGTGGTGCAGTTGGCGGCGGAGGCGGAAGCACTTTAAATACTGGCGGCAACACCACAAATAACGTTAAGATAAATGTTAACATAGATAAAAGCGGCGGCGCAGAAGCAGAAGTCGGCGTTGGTTCTGGTAGCGGTAAAGGAAAATCGGAAGGAACTGAAGAAAACGAAGAAATCCAAAACAACGCCAAGTTCGGGGAAATGCTTAAGGGTGTTGTATTGGAAGAGATCGTTAAACAACAACGTCCCGGAGGATTGTTAAGCAGCCAAAATTAACGATTATAGTTTTCTAAATTAGAAATTCTTTTTTCAAGTTTGGCAAATTTTTCCTCAACAATTTTCATGGCCTTGTTGTATATAACCTCTCCATCTTGGGTATCTAGCGGCATAAGCGGTATGCTATTTTTAGGCGTAAAATCGTAGAATAATTGACATGGGATACTGCTGGAAGACTCTAAAGCGTATGGTTTATGTAAATAAATTATTTGTTTGCTAAGGCTTAGTTCCCCGTTTTCGATAAATTGAGAAATTGGATATTGAAGTTCTATGTAAGTCTCTCCGTTTTGGTAGTAGGTCTTTTTTACCTCTTTCTCCAAAATTGATGAAGATTCAGCTTCAATAAACTCTAAATTCATTTTTAGAATTTCCCCGTTTTCATTAAGAACCGAAACTGGGTTTTTCGGGGGCTTTATGTACTTACCGGGGTTTGTAATTGATAAATTTAAAATTTTTCCGGTGTCGTCGACTTTTTTAACAGTTAGTTCTGCGTAAGATCCTGTCACGTTAGAGGAGCTGCTTGAAGTCACTCCTTTTTGAGCATACAATTTTTGGCCCACTTCATATCCAGAAGTTTTGTTTTCAGAAACGTACTCCCAAGAGTCTAATTGATATTCATCGAAGGTTATGTTAACAACATCTTCTAAGAAAATTTTATAAGAAAAGTCACCTTTTACTTTTAGTAAATTATCTACGTTAGTGAACTTCTTTTTTAAGTTTATTGTTTCGCTTTTTTCTGCTTGGTAGGTTACTTCCTTTTTGTCAATTACAACCATCCCTCCATTTTTTACCACGACGTATTTATTACTATTTAAGTAAAGTCTATCGCTATCGTTTTGAATCGAAGCGGAAAAAATTTCAGGTTTCATTAATTAATTTTAGTCTTCTTTATTAACAATGGCAAATTTAATTCTAAGTCCTCCTCCGGCTATAACTTGGTCGACGGTTGGGAATCTTTCTTCGGATATAATTTCTGGACGAGTCTCGCTACCCTTCTTATTCGCTGAAGCTTGGCGGCTGTGTCCGGCGTTTTGAAAGATCCATAAGTCAAATCCATTAGACATGCCATTACTGTCTGAATATTTAACGATTTCGAAACTGGTGTCGGGAACTGAAAATAATTGCTGTGTTTGTGCATTCCGATTCAACCCGTTGCTATTTAAAGCGCCAAGAAAAGAAGTAGAGCTAGGTCCTCCACGATCAAACATTGGGCTTACTATATCTGGGAGAACAGTATAACGATGTTTTTCCAAAGTTTCTCCGGCGAATTTAACACGCACTAAAAAAACTCTACGATAAAACATTTTACTCATTTCTATTGATTCAGAAGAGCTTATCTTGTTCCAGTCCTCTAAATTTCCATTATTTCCCAGTGCCATTGCTAACCGAGACTGTCCTTGCACGTAAACTTCAACATCGTTTACGTTAACTATTCCTGCTGCGAAAGACCCATCTGCATCATCGTATTTACCTGCTAGAATAAGGGGATCTCCGGGCTGTGGTATATTTTGTGCAACCTCAAGCGAGCTAGCAAAGTTTAAATTTAACTTTATTAAAGGTGCCTGCCTTAAAAAGTTGCCGTCATCCCCATTATATGCGCCAAAAGAAGCCCCTGTACCGCCTTGTAAGAATGTCCATTTTGGTAGAGTAGTTGAACCAACAGTATGCTCTGTGTTGTACGGAGATTTCCAAAAAGCTACTTTTCTAGTAAATTTTAAGGCTTCTTCACGGGTAGTACCTATGTTTAATTCAGCCCACCCAGCAAATGCGGTAGACTTTACCGCGGCTGTTTGAGGTTGATATTCTTTTAAGAAAATTGACGACCCAGCTGTATTTAAGAAAGTCCCATTTTCAACTCCCTCTACTGTATATTTAGAGCTTATTGAATCTACAGATGTAGAAAAATTTACGTCTACGTCAGTAAAAATTTTAGGGGAATTACCGTTATTTAAAAATATTGGTATATCAAGATCTTGATCATCATCTATTACGAATGCTCTTCTCTTAGATAGATTATCAAAGAAAGCAAAACTTATGTTGATAGTTTGAACTTTTTCATCTGGATTACTAGTAACTTGCGCAGACAGCGGGACTGTGAAATCAACTGTGTCTTCGTCGTCGCCAAAAAGCTGATACCCTCTATAAACTGTTAAGTTTTTCCCAGCTGCTAGATTTGGCAAATTTTGTACCACTTCATTGAAAGCAGTAGTATTTGATGACGGGCCAGATACTTTGTTTATGTTATTTAAATTTACAGCAGCGTCTTGCTGTATTTTGAAATTTTGATCATTATCTTGTTGCCGAATGTTTACTACAAATTCTGGAGCTGGGGATGTACTCCCGTTTCCGGTAGTATAATAGTAAACGACACCTTGAGCGTTGTTAAAAAATTTCTCAGCTTCTTCTTCTGTTACAGTAGGGTCTCCATCGCTCTTGACAACCTCTTTCGTTATAACTCTGATAACTCCATCGTCATCAGGCAGAAAACGAGCTTGTGCCATATACGGATAATTTTGAGATGCTGCGTCTTTATTGGTAAGGTACCTGACTGATGTACTGCTTTGGTTTTTCTTTTGTGCAAAAAACACACCGCTAGGATTCTGTACATTTACTTCAGTGATATCATAATTTGAATTTATAACCTGCTGATTAAAATTTTCTCCTACAACCGTGTCGTTTTCAACTCTAATAGTATTATTGAATATTTTATTTCTCGCGCTTGTATTACCATTTTGATCTTGAGCCTCAACTGTTAAATCAAAGTTTCTTAAAGGTAAGTAATCTCCATCCCGTATAACTATTCCGCTTGACGGTATTTTGTAGTAAGTTGCATCTGGTGTGACGTGTTTTTCATGCCCTTCTGCGTTTGCCTCTCCATTTGTTGCTGGATAGGTTGCTGCTCTTAAATCGTCCATTAGGGCTGGACTATTAACTTCATCCAACAAGGTAAAGTTAGGAGCGGATCCGTAACTCGCATAACCTGTATATTCAATATATATGTAGTTATTTGGGATATTTCTTTCATTTGGTATAGACGGTTTTCTAAGAGTAAGGCGGTATGTTAAGTCGTCATTAACGTACAAAAGATTGTATCGACCAAAATTCCCTTCTTCAGGAGAAGTATCAAAACCCGGGGTATTTGCTCCAGAAGGACGGTTGAATATAAGATCTTGAGCGCTAACTTGCCATGAAAAGCTGGGGATTTCATCTTCAGATAAATACTCCCTATAAGTGCCATCAGATCCGACATCTCCTATGGGGGTGACAGCTGTGTTAGCCTCTTTTAAGTGACTTATTCCAATAGTTTGAACCGGAGAATTTAGCTGCTCCTCTTCGCTTTCTATTGGGTCTATGCGAGATAAAAGACCGTGACCTATAGTGCCTTCACTTGAAACGGGATATATTACGATATAGTAATCATCCGTGTCTTTTGCTACCAAAACTTCAAACTCAACTCTCTCTCCAATAATAGACTGTTCGTTATCTACGGTTTTGTTAAAGTATAAAGAAGCTTCGTCTGAAGTGATGACCTTCACTTGGTTCTGTTTAATATCTGAATAAGTTTCAGGGGCAACTAAATATGTTATACCTTCCGTGGGAACATTTCTGGCTCCGTTATTACTCCAGTCTTGTGTGATTTGTGGATCTCCAGTTGTAATTATATTAACACTGTAAGAGATATTATCACTAAAGTTAACAAGATTATCATCAGCGGTTCTTCTGTAGAGTTGAACTTGTCTTCCCTCGTCGGCGATTTCTATCATGTTGCTATAACCAGCCGCAGAAAAATTTATTTTTAACGTCGTTAGGAGTCTATCCTCTTCTGTAGAATTTTTACCCACAGAAGGGCGGTCTCTTTCGACTTCTAAAAGTTGATGGTTATTTTTGATTTCATTATCTATATTTGTTCCGGGTACATATGTTTGCCGGGGGTAATTCGTAACAAAGTCTCCCTGAAGATCACTAGAGTTGCTTAACCCAAAGACGTCTGCTGCAGGAAAATACGGTATAAATTTAGTCGGGTCGACTGTAGAGGCACTTACAGTATCTATATCATCATACTTCCCTGTTGAGTATAACAGCGCAGAAACGCTGTAGGTTCCCGCGTCTTCTTCTTTTATATTTATAACTCGGTAAGAGGAGGAGTGGTTGTTTACAAAATTTGGATCATCTTCCAGTAAGGGCTCGACAGACCAAATTAAGTTTTCGCCTGAATAGTAACCACCCGAATAATCAATTGTTGTTGTTTGTCGAGGATCGCTTGTATTTGTTACTGCGGTATTTGTATAGCCAGTTATAACATAATTTTTAAAGTCTAGTTGATTAGCTTTACCTCCGTAGATTTCCGCTGGATCAGTATTTGTCCCTGTATAAAAATATATTTCGGTACAGACTCCGCTACCGCTAATCAATAAATCTGACCTAAAAGTCCCCGGTGTCCCTATCCCTGTAAAAGTGTGACCTCCATCAAAAATTAAATTTTGAAGCTGGGACCTCCTCAGTACATCATTACTATCATCCATATTTGAGTCTACAGTATCGTAGTCATACGTTGGAGTGAGTAGTGATAATTTATATTTAGTTCCAGCTGTAAAGTTTAAAGCCTGATCTATCACCATACTGTTATAAGCTGAATTATTTTTTACCGTTGCTCCGGGAACGGCGGTTTCTATTAAAGGTCTAACTATATTAGTTCTTCCGCTATATTTTAATGGGTTTCTAGAGTTATCGTAAACAGAAACAATATCGCCGGGTTTCAAATATGCTCCATCAGACCCGGCAGCGAAAGCTACTGTTTCAGTTTCTGTCGTTTCGCTTGCCAAAATCCATTTAGCAAATCTCCTAGCTTGGCCTCTACTGGTACATCCTAAAGCTGTAGTTTCAAGCTCTCTTATACCGTATCTCCTTACGCCTTCTTCGTCCTCCATGTATTCTACGGCAGGTTGAAACCAATTCTTTTTATCGTTATATCTAACTATAGCAACAGTATGCCGTGCTTTTTTTGACGAGCTGGCAAAAGAAAATGCACCGTCCACGACGTTTGAATTATTAAACTGGTAACTCGGGCTTTTTAAATTGTCTTGAACCGCAAAAATACTTCCATTTGTATAATATGAAATACCCCTAAATATAGAAGATAAGTCATTTAATACTTTAAAGGCTTCTTCACGAGAGTTAATTACATAATTTATTGTGAATCTGGGTTCAAACCCCCCATAGGTATCATCTACCATTTCATCACAATACTTAGCTATTTCGTAAAGAACCCATTTATCTACTTCAGATGCGTTAATGTAATCTCCAAGACCATATAGTGGGTTAGTGATTAAATCATAAAAACACCAAGCTGGGTTATCAGTCCAAAGTTTTTCGTGACCAAAATTTCCATCCCACATAACTGTTCCATTTTCATTGGAACGCGTCCAAGTTTCTGTAGTGGCATTATACGTAGAGTTTGTTGCTGCTCCTTTTGCTATACCGTAAAGATAATCTGATGCTGAAGTTGGAACTTGACTACTGTCTCCATAACTTTTTAATATGGGGTTGTAGTTATTTGGTACTTTTACTTTTAAAAGCTTCGTGTCATATGCTCTTGATGGAATTCGGCTGAAAGACCTTGCATCAAATTGAGAATAAACCATGGAAGAGTAAGGGTATCTTAGTTTAGTTCCATAAACTTCAACTAAAGAGTCAACAAAAGATACATTTCTCAAATACGAAGTTAAAGAGTCAGGAGTTATTCTTAATATTCTAATTCTCCACCCTTCAAAACCTTCTTTGTCACTAAGTCCGCGGTCAGAGAAATCTATTAGAGTCGACCTGATGTAAGGTTCGTCTATCTTACCAAATACAGTCTCTTCTGCCGCTAGTTCCCAATCATCGTCAGATGGATTTACTTTTATTACGCCTGAAGAAGAGTCGTCAACTGTGTCGAACCTTTGGTTAAAAACAGGTTGTAAAAAAATTTTGTATCTAATAGTCTTCGCTTTTATGTCTCCACGTCCAACCGCTGGAATTTTTTTCTTCTTTTTAAAGGATGTTTTTCCAGTAGGGATATTTTCAAATAAAGCTGAAACCTTTATGTTGACAATTAACTGACTGCACTCTTTATTTAAGATAGTATAGGTTTTGGCGTATTTGTCTACTGGGCCTTTTAGTTGCGCTCTTTGAGTTTTAGTGGGTAAGGCATCCCCTCCTTTTATTTCAGGTCCATATAATCTTTCTCCTATACTCCTGTTAATGGATAGGTCCATTATAGTATTAGCATCAACTCCGCCTGAAAAGGATCCATAACCCGGTAGGTCCGTATTTAAGTTTGGGGTAGAACCGGTAAGCTGACCTTTAACATAGTTAACGTTTATAGACGGAAAATTATATAACCCTTCTTTATCTACTACAGGAACTTCGTTCCAGTATATAGACTGAAGAAATCCCAATTCACGTTTTATCTCAGTAGAAGTACTAGCTCCATCAGTTCCTGTTGCTGTATAAGGAATGAATTTAGCTGTTTTGTATCCAGTTATATTAGCGTTTTTAGTATAACTTTGTTCACCGCTTACAAGTCCTTCAATAGGGCCTTCAGATATT